TGCATGGTGGGAGAACAACCCACATCGTGCGTTAGCTAACAACTCTGTGTGTTACACTGAGAAGCCTGACAGTCTATCCTTCATGCGTGAGTGGATGTCGTTGGTTGAGTCAGGCTCAGGTGAGCGTGGTATCTTCAACCGTGAGGCAGCTAAGAAGCAAGCAGCTAAGAATGGCAGGCGTGATGCAGACCATGACTTCGGCACGAACCCTTGCAGTGAGATCATATTACGATCAGGGCAAGTATGTAATTTAACGGAGTGTGTAGTACGTGCAACAGATAGTCTTCAAGACCTTGAGAAAAAAGTTCGTATTGCTACGATACTGGGTACTATTCAATCTACCTTCACTAAGTTCCCCTATCTGCGAAAACTGTGGGTGCGAAATACAGAAGAAGAACGCCTGTTGGGTGTGTCACTCACAGGGATAATGGACAACCCATTACTGACAACAGCTAACGCAGGATTGGATAAAACTCTTGAGCACTTACGTTCTATTGCTGTCTCTACTAACACTGAGTGGGCTGAGCGCCTTGGCATCCCTGTTTCTACTGCTATCACTTGTGTTAAGCCGTCAGGAACGGTATCTCAAATGGTGTCATCTAGCAGTGGCATCCACTCTCGTCACTCCCCCTATTATATTCGTACTGTTAGGGGTGACGTTAAAGACCCTCTGACTCAGTTCATGCAAGATCAAGGAGTACCTAGTGAGCCTTGTGTAATGAAACCTGACACAACAGTAGTGTTTAGCTTTCCTCAGAAGTCTCCTGAGGGCGCAGTCTGTACTAAGGACACTACTGCAATTCAACAACTAGAGATGTGGTTAGCTTATCAGAGACACTGGTGTGAGCACAAACCTAGCGTAACTATCAACGTCAAGTCAGATGAGTGGCTTGAGGTTGGGGCGTTTGTATACAAACACTTTGACGAAATGAGTGGTGTTTCTTTCTTACCATTCAATGAGCATACGTATCAACAAGCGCCCTATCAAGACTGCAGTAAGGAAGCCTATGAGAACTTGCTCTCTTGTATGCCGACTTCAATTAACTGGGAGGGACTTTCAGAGTACGAGCAAGAAGATAATACAGCAGGTAGTCAGACATTAGCGTGCTCTGGTGATAGCTGTGAAATTGTAGACTTAACCTAAGGAAAAATAATATGTTAGAATCAGTATTTATCGCAAGCCTTCAAATCCTCGCAACACTAGGAGTTTCAGTGTCTGTAGTAGAGTACGCTGCATCCTTCTTTGCAGCAGCGCCAGCAATATAACTTCTTCACCTGAGCATGTGACTAAACTGCTCACACTATAACAAATGTAAGGAGCACTAGGTAAACACATGAAACAGATAACAATATCTCAGGGTATGATTGATGCAGCCCGGAAGAAGTCTAATGACATGGGCCTATTAAAAAACAGTATTACTGGAGGGGGTGGCAACGTTGCAGGTTTTTTAGGTGAGGATTGTGCTAGGATTATATTAGGCGGCAAAGAAGCTAACACCTATGACTATGATTTAAAGCTAGAAGATGGGCGCACCGTTGACGTAAAGACTAAACGTACAACTGTACCACCTAAGCGCTACTACGAGTGCTCTGTTGCTGAGTTTAATACAAGACAGAAGTGCGACTACTACGCCTTTGTACGAGTACATAATGACCTGCACACAGCGTGGTTCTTAGGGGTTTACCCTAAAGATAAGTACTACGATGATGCAACCTATCTACGCAAGGGTGAGGTTGATCCTAGTAATAACTTTACTGTGAAGTCTAACTGTTACAACATGGCTATCAGTGCATTAGAGGAAACAATGTGAAACTACAACAAGAGGCAAAGGATCATATAGATAAAAAGAAACAGGTGTTTGAAGAGGGTCTTCAAGATCACTTTACTTGGATTGAAGAGTATCTAAACGCCAATCTTTTTGACACAAAAGAACTAGGAATATCTAAACAACATCTCACTACTACACTACTATGGGTTAAATACTCTGTAGATAAGTATGGAATTAAATAGAACTACGGAGGGGCAGCTTAGTGTTGCCCCTTCTTTTATTCTAACAGGTCTTTATATTTTTGTGAGTCTTCTCTTTGAAGTTGTATGTACATAGTTAGAAAGTCTAATTGGTTCTCATCTAAATCTGTAATTTCCATATCTATATTTAATGCTACTAATGCTTTCTCTAAGTCAACCTTAGAAGAACCAGCCCCTCCCTTACTTAAGTTGTAAAGCTTAAGAGTTCTTGTATCTTTAGGGTCAATGCTATTTTCAAGCACATTTATAGTAGATGTCCTAGCTCTTTGAAGAGCGCCTGTAAACATATTAGTCCGTGACTCTGTATTACCATCTCTCCATGCAGGACTATTTACTGCATTCTCAGCTTCAAATTCTAAGAACGCATTTATATATTTATTAAGATCATTCCGTACTTCAGGAATAAAAGACTTGATGTTAGTGCGCCACTGAGGTTTACCTATCTCATTAAACATACGTTGAGTAGATGTTTGACCCGGAACCTCACGATAACCAAAGATCCTACCTATGGGTGCCATTGCAGGAGTATCAGTTACTGCATTAAACTTTTCTGGTGCTAACTCCTCTCCACTCAATAAGGTAAAGATCTGATCTACATACCTAGCAGATTTGTTTATAAACTCTGAGCCTTGCTTACGATCAATAGGAGTGAAGTTTTCACCTCTACTTAGGGCAATGATCTGATTAACAGGATCAAGGGGTCTTGAGTAAGCACTGAGGTACATAGAGCCTGTGTCTTGCACAACTTTAATTAGACCATCTCTAACTGCAACGTCCTCTCCTGTTGCAATGTCTGCAAACAAATCGTAGGACATCTTAGCTGTGTCACCTAGCTGTCGTGTAAGATTCTTAGGACCAAATACAGTTACGACTTCTCTCCACATTTCAGGAGGGATTACTCCATCTCTAACCACGTGAGCACCTAGACGCCCCATAGCTTTGTAGTAACTGTACGGGAAGTCATACATACGGTTACGTATTGCACCATCACTGCCACGCTCATCAAATAAAGCTAGGCCTTCTTCCATGTTCTTCATCTCACGAGCCGTTACAACTCCAATAAAAGAAACGCCTACTGCAGACTTAGTAAGCAACTCTAAAGGGTCACGGCTAGTACCAGCTACATACTTATGTACTAAGCTTATGCCTGTATGATCAAACATATGTCCTAGTGTATTGTTAAAGAACTGCCCAAAGGGAACCATTGCACCAAACACAGGAACCTTACGTAAGTCTTCTATGAATCTAGCAGCAAGTGTCAGTGCACCCTCTGCACCTTTCTTACGATCTCCTCCATAGGACTTTGCGTACACGTTACGTAGTGCATCTTCAACAGCTGAAGCTTGTATTCTAACGTAGTCATCACCCTTCATGGATTTATATAGGTTAGGATCTTGCAAGAAATCTGCGTAGCTCTTACCGTAGTTTATACGTATTTGTTTGTCTAATGAATACATAAACTCTTGTGACTTGGTGAACATATCCTGTGCTTTTACTCCGTACATTGTCTGAGCAAAGTCCATGACTTTCTCCCAAGCACCGGGATTAGTAGTATCATCTAGTTTAAAACCTAAGTTTTTGTACACATCATCAAGCTCAATGCCACCTGACATGTAGCGGAACAATTCTCTCTGAGACTTAGGATTAGCTGCAAGGAAAGAAAATGCTGCCTGTTGTGTAGCATAGGGGCTTACTAAGTTTGTTAGCTTCTGACGTTGCAGGGTAAGCATAAGCTTGGACTTAGTAGCAAACTCTGTTGACTTAGTAGTACGTCCAATAGCCATCTCACCTAGAGCACGGCCTCCGTACAACGCACCCCTTATAGTATCACCTACAGATTGCATAGCTGTGGCGTTAGCCCAACCAACAATGTTGAGTGCAGTTGTACCGGGGTGTGTAATCAACATACGAATTAAGTTCTGCTGCATTGTAGCAGCACCCTCTTTGACTTTACCTCGTGCTGCTTCTACTATTGTAGGCTTAGGTGCATCAAGAGTTTCCTCTATAAGCTCATTGTATTTCTCTGCAGCTGTCTGACCTTTAGATAATTTTAAGTCTTGCTTAAGCTTAGAGAGCAAATGACCTTGACGCCCCCACTCACTAGATAAACTAGACAAGATATTTAAGCCACCTATTAAACTTGCAGGTTTTCCACCGGGATTAAACTCAGGAAGCTTCTGCATGGTAGATTTGTACAAAGAGTTAACTTCAGCTTTTGCTTCTTTAGGTAAAGACTTTATAGTCTCTGTTACAAAGTCTGTAAAGTTTGCAAAGGTATCATCTTCATTAGATAACTTAATACCGAAGTCATCAAAGATATTCTTTAGTCCCTTGAAGACATCATCTCCATCGTTTACTCCATGAAAGAATGCACCTAGTAACTCATCTCTACGTGGATCAGAGGCTCCCTCTGTAGTACGGCGAAGCTTGTCACCTTTGTTTACTTTAGCTGACCATCTAGCTGCAGCAGTACTACTTTTATTTAGTGCTTTATTAAATTCTTCAAAGTCCATATTCTTAATGGCTTCTTTATTACTCTTCTTACGCTGTGTTTTTGCTAGAGCCTCAACTGCTGCCTCTGTTGCAATAGCGTTGTCATGAGCTTGCATAAATAAAGGTAGGGTTGCTTCACTGTGAGGTGATTTGTTAAGTAAACTAAGACCATAGGCTAATGACCCACCAAATACACCTGTTACACCAGTAAGAGCACCCTGTAGTACGCTGTAATTATCTTGTACATTAGCTTGCATTTGAGCTTTTTGATACACAGTGTCTACAGTAACAGCAGCAGCACTATCAAAAGCTGCAGTGCTTAGTATTTCTTTTCGTGTCATTGCCTTGAGGCCTTCTTTAAAGGCACCCTCTGCAACACCTTCAACAGCCTCACCCTTAAGGATCTGACCTATTACTCTTTGCTCAATCTGATTGACTTGTACTTGCATAGCTTTAGTAAGCGTGCCTTTAGCAGCCTTCTTACCTAGTGATTCAGTTACAAGTTTCTTTACTGTCTCTTTAGCAAGACCTGCTGCAACCTTAGTAGCACCCCCTGTAATAAGTTTACCGAATCCTAGAGATACTAGGTTAACAGGGTCAACTATAAGGGCACGCCCGTAGTCGTACACAGCGTCAGCCTTCTGGGCAAACGTATACTCCTCAGAGAATGCACCCTTCATGTTGTCAAAGAGTTTGTATGCCTGACCTGCAGCTATCTTCTTAGTCTCATCGTCTGTACTGAGATAGGCTAACTCTGTGCCTGTTGTTATAGACTGACCGAAGTTAAACTTACGCATGTGGTTGACGAATGAATCCACAATCTTCTGACGCCCATGCCTAGCCTCTTGCATACCAAAACGCTGATCCATGTACTGTCCAACTACAGAAAAATTGCTGTCAGTCATTAGGTCATTGATAGTCTCAGCATCAGGTAAGGATTGTACAACTTGTTTTGTAGCAGTGTCTACGTTAGGGGCTTCAGCTACTGTAGAATCACCAAATGTTTCAAAGTTGTAAGGGCTATCTTTTTCATCCTCAGGTGCATCAAAAGTTTCAAAGTTGTAAGGGCTTGCCTTAACAGCAGCCTCTGCTTCTACTGGACTATCAAAAGTTTCAAAGTTATAATCAGCCATTATTTTTATTGTCCAATTACTTTTACTTGACCAATAGCTCCAAATAAATCTTTCTGATTTACTGTGAAATATTTGCCACCATATTTAACTACGTCACCATCTCTAAGATTACCTAATTTTAATTCACTTTTTAAACTATCAAAAGACA